ACAAACCCCCCCCACAGCAGGGGGGGGGGGGGGGATTTTCTTTTGCGACGCTAGATGAATGGAACAACAGCCGCGTAAGCCATCGTCTTGGGTGTCATCGATAGCTTTTGGGTTTCATCAATAGCGAGAATGTTTAGGCTACAAACTTGAACCACAAGACGTAGCAACCTAAGCCAACGGCTTCCGCAACGAGGAAAGTGACCACGGCTTTGCCCAGCACCTTCACTAGTGCACCATATTGTTGACTATTGGTCCACACCTGTCCATAGGCTTTCTCAATGAAATAAGCACTTGGCAACAGCAGCACCAAAAGAACGAAGCGTTTGAACAACAAGGCAACGGCATCGGCACAAACCCATTCTCCCTTTTGGAAACTCACCCAAAAGGTGAAAACGAGTGCCAAAAGCCCAAAGACCAAACACACTACGCGACTAGTGCCTATCGTCTCACGCTTCAAGGCAAGACGCAAAAAGTGCAACGTAGCAACTAAAGGAAGGGAGGTGAAAAACACCAGCCCTAAGACAGCAACATAATCCATTTTGTTTCGTTTTAAACCAAATCTGTCATTAGATCCTGAACAGATTTTATTGGATTGTTGAGCAGATGGTTTACCGTTAGCTCGAAGGCGTAGCGAACTACGTCGAGAACAAACGAGAAACAAGATGCCAACAAGCAAATGAAAGATAGCAGGACCCTATCTTTTCTATAGCGATTAGTACTATTACGGTCTAATGACCGATTTGGGTTAATGGTCAAATGTATTCCTGAAAGGGGGCATAATGCTCTATTTAGTGCATTCCTAATGCCACTTACACTAACTTCCTCTCTTGTTAAATGAGAAAAATAGCGCAGATATGACAATGGGTATTCCTTTCCGAAATGAGAGGCAACCATTTGTATGCATGCTGGACCACAGTCCATCTGATCAAATTGTCGATAAAACTTCATTATTATTTCTTTTTGGGCATAATGTGAAAGCGATACTGCACACCGAGCATCACGTAGTGAGGCAGGGCGTTAACCCACGTTTCGGTGCGACCTTGGGCATTGATGCTGTATTGCAGGTTGCTTATTTGCGAGAGTAAGTCTACGGCAGTGAGCTTGACGACTAAGTTACCGCGCATCAAAAGTTTTGAGAGTGAAGCGTTCCACACCCAGTGGGTCGTGTTGAGCGTAGCATCGTTGTAGCCGCGACGGGCATAGAAGTTCATGTCACTACCGATTTCCCAATCTTGAGGCAGGTGGAAAAGACCACTGGCTTTGGCATTGTAGTCTACAGCGTCGGTGGATGGGAAGTTACGCATATCGGAGCGGCTGCGTAACCAAGAGACGCGGCCTTCCAGTCCAACACGGTTTTTGCCAAACTGGTAGGTCAAGCCTAAATGCTGCGAGAGGGTGAGGTTGCGCACCACAGAGCGCGTCATCTCATCGGTGTCGGTGGTGAAGTCTGCCGAGTTGAGATAGTAGGCCGCACTCGTGCCTTGCAGTTGGAAAGCCTCCTTCTTGCCCAAGGGAGTGGAGTATTGCAGGGAGGCATTTGCGTTCCAGTTGCCGTCAATGTTTTGCGGTGTCCACTTGGTGATGCCCGTGTTGCGCTGGTATTGGCGTGCGTAGGCAATGGCGCGATCCGTGCGTCCGTATCCCGTGCTGAAAGAGATATTGCTGTGCGTGCTGTGGTGTTGATAGGAGTAATACCCATTGACGTTGTGAGATAGTGAGCGGCGCAGGTTGGGATTGTTGGCGTAGATGTTGGTTGGGTCGCTATCGTTCACTGTCGGCAGCAGATAGTAGATGCTAGGGATGCCTTCGGAGAAAGCATAACTTATTTTGGCTTCCTTTGCACTAATGCCAGTCTTGTATCTATATTGGAGCGAGAGCGCAGGAGAGAACTCGTGTGCCCATCGAATGAGAGTAGTATCTAACTGGTGCTTCAGATAGTGCAATGACTCACAACGTACATTGCTCGCCAATTTGAGATTGACGTCATATCGTCTTTCTACGTTGATGTCGGGTTGATACACATAATCCATTTCCACTCCTGGGGAATAGGTGTCTCGTGTATAAACGGAGTGTACACTATTATTCAAATCTTGTTGCAATACCTCAGGACGAATGGCAGAAGGGAGTAAGAGTGTGGCCATCGCTCCATTGGCAAGTTGTTCGCGTAACTTCCAATAGTTGTCGTCTTGCTTATTGTATTGGCGACCATAAGTAGCACGGAATTGTACGATTCCATAGTGTCCGTTTTGAGGATTATAAGGCATCAAAGAGAGAGAGTATGCAGCTCCTCCATTGATGTTGTAGGAGGTGGAAACCCCATCTTGACGTTGGCTAAGACGATCGCCCGTGCCATCGGCATGCGTCTGAAAGTCTGAGAAACGATGCGTTGCCATGAGTGGTCGGTCTGTGTTGTGTCTGTACTCTCCATTCATTCCTATCTCGAGATTATCCCCCAAGTCGGGGAAGGAAATAGTAGCACCACCATTCAGTCTTCCAATGAACCATCCTGAGCGTCCTTCTTTCTCTTGATTAGTACTATTGAGCAGATGTTGCGCCAGGGAAGCGCGTAGACCGAGAGGAGAGTAGAGAGAGTCGAGGGATGCCAATCGGTAGTTTTCATGGATATTAGCCTTGAAGCTTGCTGTGCGCAAGAGAGAAGTGTAGTCATTGCGCAGATAGTCAATGGAGGGAGCAAGCTGAAGATACATCTGTTCTCCAAAGTGCTGCAGCGTGTGCGACGAAATATAATCCGCAAAACGAAAAGTTGCATCGAAGGAAAACGAAAAGTTGCTTGTCTGAAAACGAAGCGTATCCTTAAAATCTCCACCCCATACGATATTACAATGCCCCTCTGCTGTCATTACAACGGCATAGGGGCATTATTATAATGTAATAGGGTGAGAGACACCAGCATAGTATAACAAGTGCGCCACAGGGCAAAAAAAAGCCACTCACGAATGAGTGGCTAGTGAGGTATGACTACCTCGGAGACGTTTAAATTCACACCCCAAAACTGGGGTGATGCAAGATGCTAGCATCTTACACCGCGAAAATATAAAATCTCCAAGAGGTGACCAAATTAAATTGCTACTTTTTTTCCCAACGTACGATAACTTCACCCCCTAATGCCTTAAGCACACCAAATAGAGTATGCAAACTGAGGGATGTGTCCTCCGATTCGATGCGTCGGATAGCGGTTGTACTTACTTTTTTACCAGTCTGTTGTCGAAGTATCTCACTAAGGGCTGTGACGGTCATCTCCTTATCGATGCGGATAGTTTGAAGCAAAGTACAAAACTCCTCATTACTAGTTACTATTTGCTCTTTTTTCATTGGGTCTCTCGCTTTGACTAAAGTAAAATGAGGGGAGCGGTTTTTTCAAGTCGCTCCCCAGTTAGTTTTGATTAGGCTTCTACGATTACGACTTCTCCGTCCTCTTCGTAACCTTCGAGCGTCCAGATGTCCCACTCAGCTGCCTTGTTGCCCTCAGCGAAACCGAAGAACTCGATAGGAGCAACTGCTTCAAAGGCTGGATTACCGAGCTTGTCAGCCATCGCCTTGACGATTTGGGTGAGCTCATCATCTTGGTAGATGACTGCAGAATCACCATTGTGAGCTGCAGTGGAGAGCTCGCTGCGAGTCACGAGACCAAACTTAGCAGCCTTTTCTGCTGCTGCCTCGTCGCCAGTGACTTCGAGGACCACTTGGGAGAGGATAGCCTTAGCTGCATCGCTCATAGCAACAACTTCGAGGCTAGCAGCTTCAGCCCAACCTTCGGTGTTGGCTTGTGAGTTAGCTGCAACGAATTGAGGAAAATCGAGAAGAGATTTAGTAAACATGATGATAAATGTTTTGAGGTGAATAAATAAACGTCTTGTGCAACCTTGGGGCGTTACCCTTTCGATTACGTCGCAAAGATACGGCAAGACTTTGACACCGCAAAATTTTACGCCCCTATTTTTCGCGAAACTATTAGATTTAACACAGTTGTCACTTGTTTTCCTCCCGAGCTTAACAGAATAACAACAAAAAAAGGAGGGCTACCTACTAGGCAGTCCTCCTTGCTCGTTGGGGCTGGATTATCTATCGGGGTTGATTATCCTGTCTAGATATCCCAAATGGTCGAGTACTTCGTCTATGATGTAATCCCACACCGCCTCTGACTTATAGCGGAAGGCATTGCAGGGTTCTCCATCCTCGTCTTCGTAGTCGTTCTCGAAATCAGGCATAAACTCATCGGTATACTCCTCAAGGAAGCTGGCGTAGAAATCAGCTGCAGCGTAGAGGTCTGTAGCTCTGAGCACCTTAAGAACAAGGTCTACTTGGAGTTGGCGAGCAAAGGAGTATTGAGCGTTGCGAGTCACAAAAGTACGGTTGTAAACGGTAAGCATAATGCATTGAAAATTTGAATGTTAAACGTCTTTCCACTACTCTAGGGGCTTCCCCTCGGTGGCAGTGCAAAGATGCGTACTAATGGTGGGACACGCAAGTTCATCAGCGGAATAAATGAGCTGAATAGCAACTACTTAGCTTAGTATAAGAGTTCCGCGCGCCATATTAAGAGATGTATGGAGAGGGAGGGCGAGAATCCTGCCAAACTCTGAGGGTTAGGACACCTTGGCAAGCATGATATCTGTGTAGCCAGCAGTGTAGTTAAGCGCAACAACATGCTCGTGGCGGACGGCATCTACAAAGGGGTTACCCAGCGATGGATTACGTCCCAACCAGTCGCATAGTTCAAAAATCTGAGACTTGCTACTGGTAAAGTAGACAAAGCGGTGACCGTTGAGGAGTGTGAGCACATCTAGATAATCAGAGAGCGACCACGACATATTATAAGTAGTCGTATCAGTGGAGAGATACGGAGGGTCGAGCAAAAATATAGCGCGAGGATTATCCTTGTATCGCTCAAAGAGCTCGCGATAGTCGACTGACGCTATCTCTATGCCATCAAGGTAACCCTCAGCAGAGTAATCACTCCGTCGCACGTTATTGTAGAGTTGCTCGCGGACAAAGCCATCTAAGGAGGTCGCATACTTGGATGAGAAGAGGAGCGAGGACGAGAGCGTGATATAATCCACATATCCTTGTTTGTCGGCTTGCTGCAGTATGTCAAGGATAGTAAGGCGCGTCTCATCAGGGATGCGCGCGTGTCGAGCGACATTAGCCACAAGGGGGCGGATGCGTGCCAGCAGTGCGTTGGTTGTGGGGATAGCAGCAATGCGCTGGCGGTAGTTGTCGTAGTCGTTGTAGACCACCGTAGCATTGGGCTTAGCCACGCGCGTGGCATGGGAGAGGAGACCACTACCTCCAAAGAGGTCAACAAAGATAGCGTCATCGGGCAGAGTGGCAAGCAGGTCGCGGTAGATGCGCACGAAGTTGCGCTTTTGACCTTGGAAAGGGAGAGGAGCAGCATTGTACTGTTGCATTGATTTGAGATTTAGAATAGGTGAATAATGGAGTTATATTGGCATCCTAATGCCGTTTGCAGGTGAATGGTTTTGCGGAGTGGAGAGAATGTCGTACCTTTGCAATACTTCTCACATCCACTTACGTTTAATGCCAAACTAGGAGGCACGACAAAGGATTTCCCCTCGGTCGTGTGCCTCCTAGTTTGGCTTTGCATAAATTGGTGTGAGAAGCTTTTTTATGAACGACCGAGGGCTTTTTATACTCCGTCGTTAAGATTGTGGTGTATCTGTTTTGTGGGTTTGAGAATTATGCGTATATTCGCAGCATCTCAATATTATAACTATGAAACGATTACTACTAATGTTACTGACTGCGCCACTGCTCATGGCATGTGGCAGCGATAGCCCCGAGGGGCCAAGCACCAAGGGCAAGATACTCCCCGACCAGCTCGTCCGAATCGAAGCAGCGCAAGGCGTGCGCACTCGAGCTGCTGAGGCGGAATATACCGAGGACGGTGAAAAGCTTTTGACCGCGCTAGAAGTCGTGAAGCAGGGAGAGGTTATGGCTGGTACTTTCTTTATCCAACCTGACACATCGCTTATGTGGCAGCCCTCCTACTATCATTATGGCGAGCGAGGTTTTGGAGACAACATGCGTGACACCGTCTCGGCTACTCCAGCTCTACTCATGTTCAGCGATGATATCTTGACCTCCAAAGGTTTATACCCTAATTTTTTGAAGGCGTATGATGTTTTAGTTTTGGGTAAAATCAAGGAAAACCCTCGCCGTGACGAATATGGATTTTGGGAAAGAGACACCATTGCCTACGTCCCCAATTCCGTGCTGAGAGAAGCCGAAAAGAAGATTTATAAAGCCTATGCCGACAGCAACTACACCGAGGTGTATCGCTTATTCCACGAGGCTTACAAATTTAAGCCCATCACGAGTAAGCAATGGCAGCGTCTGAAAGCTGCTGGCAAACTCTAACCCATACAAAATACTCCGTTGGTCGTCCCACGTTATCTTCATGATGCGTGGGGCGATTTTTCGTATCTAGCCCTTACTAGTTGCGCCCTATGATGGCGAAGGTAAAGGGAGTATTGGTTAGGTTGCAATTCCTCTGCACGTCTCGGATAAAGCACCAAGCCGTGTCTATTGTCTGCATAGCCAATTGTCCTACTAGCAGATTACCATTGCCGATGGGAGTGATGATGATGCTATAGTCTGTGTGACCTATGCTGTGCAGTATCAGATACTCTCCCGTTGAGCGACGATACACTTTTGTAGCGAGCCCCCACAAAGATAGAGGCATCCCATCTGCATTGACACTGCCACTCGCAAGTAATCCAGGCATGTCGTGCTTACCTTTGATATGGAGCTTTCCCTCTTTGATGTAGGTGTATTGTGAAGGTGAGTGGTAAGCCACAATCCCATCGGCAAACACTCCAGTATAGGGGTCTTGATTGCGCTGCGTATAAGTCAAGGGCGACCTCATCTCCAGTACACCCGTCGCGTGAAATGCCTTATATCCCGATAGTACCAGCGCAAGGTCGTACTCCTCCCCAGGATATAAGTTGGCAGGGATATCTAAATTAAAATCCTTACTTGTTACGCCCTCCGTCACCTGCCCTAGCGTCATCACTGGTTGATGGTAGTTCGCTCCTCTGTGCTTAAGTATGAGGGTCAAGATGCAAGGAGAGTGATTAGCCCCTCTTTTGTAAAGGCGAAATCTGCAGCGGAGAGTACCCGTAGCACGTGTCGCGCGGAAATAAGGAGATTCTCCCGACTGTGCCACATCCCAATAGCCCGATAGATTTTCGCCAGAGACAGACATCCCCGTGGCAGGTATCGTCCCTGTTATGGTAGCTCGCGCCACAAGTTGGTCTACGGTAGGCATACCCTCTCCAGAAAAGTTGACACGTTCTACACCAGTCTCATCGGAGATATAGAGTATCGACTTGCCATCATCCTTGCGCTGCGAAAAATTGAGACCACCAATATGCCCACTACCATTGTGGTGTAAGCCGACAACCTCGGACTCACGAGCAGTGCCAAAGTTAGACACACCAAGAGCAAGTGCAGGGCGAGGAGTATTGCCCACCTTAGTAGATTGCAGACCGCTCAAATAAGCTGCTACCTCTCCACTTGTTGCACCACCGATCGGGATGTCCCTCATCTGCAACATAGAGCCAAAGAGCAAGCCCCCCTCGATACCAGCGCGCTGTTCAAACACCTGTTTGAGATAAGCCATGTGCGCCTGCTCATAGGCAAGTTCAGAGAGCTTTTTCCACGCGCTGTCTACCTGCGGATTTGTCGTAGTGATACGACCATCCGAAAAAGTAACGCGCGAGCGCGTCCAGAGATATTGTCCTTGTTGCCACGTGGGTAGTGTTGTACTCCACCCATAGGAAGGAGCAGAGTTTTCGGAAGAACTCACAGCATATTCAGTGACCACAGCAGACACCCCCACACCATCATCCCCTTTGAAGTCGGCTTGCGCGCGCAACCAAGGGGTAGCGACTCGACCCTCCTCGAGTTTTGGAGCTGCGAAATAGACTTTACCCGACTTTCTTTGCCTAGACTGATACCATGCACGGAGATAGACATTAGTGCTGCCACTCTTATCAGCGACAAAAGTTACCGCATATCGTCGCCATCCGTTGGCAAGTCCTGTCTCCTCTAAGGGGGTTGCTATATATAGCTCATAATGCGTACCGATAGGGTGCGCAATCAACCACCCATTATCTGCGCCCTTAGCATAGACTGAGAATGTGTAAGTCTTACCTGCAATGACAGATAGATACTGATATAACTCTGCAATACAAGCCTCTCTAGCTTGCGCTTCTGTCGACCACACCTGCGCCCCTGTTACAGGAGCAGCCATATTTGCTTCATAAAGGATTGCCCCTCCGTTATTTGCATTTTTATACCACGCTCCCAAGTGTTGAGGCAGGTGAGCATCGCGCAGCAGGTTGGGCTGTGGGGTGAGTCCATCTTTGCCATTCTGCCCATCGACAAGTTGGTGTATGGTAAGTCTTGATTTGGCGTGTCGCATATTGAGGGGGGGATTAAAGCTAGAAGTCTAAGAAGAACTCGAATGTCGTCCCAGTCCCACTAGCTGTGAGTAGATGGTCATTTTTGATGCGGATGGTGCGGTTGGCTGTTGTTGCGGTCTGTCCCGAGGAGGAAGAGTAGGTACGCTTGACCTCATTGCTCGAGATAGTCCACCCCACAAAGTCCGCTTGAGATGGAGACCAAGTGTTATCCTTGGCATCTGCAGCCGTGAGTCGGTAAAATCCTAAGGTCTTGCCCACGTAGAAGCCCTCCGCCATAGGCTTGTAGCCTTGCCGAACGATAAGCTCAATAGGTAATCCCATCGAATTACCGCGACTAAGATGCGTGCCTTGCTTGGCATCGGGCAGTATATCATAGGGGTCAGTCGTGTCGAGTACACTCTGGATAGCCTCTGCCGTCTTGTTGTAGGTTGAGGAAGTGCTATCGGTGTCCTTGGCTATCAGCTTGATTGTGCCAATATTGAGGATGGCATCGGAATTTACTGTGATGGTCTTGCTTGTCCAATTGGCAAAGAGATTGCCCGATGGCAACCCACTACCTGCTGGAGCAGTCGCAGCCGTAATGGGATAGAACTGACCATTAACCCCTTGGATGTGCCAATCGTATTGTACGTTGGTTGTGTCCTCAGCACCACCGCGGAGCATCCGTCCCTCGAAGCGCAGCTGCTTGCTAGCACCGCCTTCCGTGACAAAGATATTGCCATCAAGAGGGAGTATCATAGCCATAATCATGGTGCCTGCATTTTCGACTTGCGACAAAGTGATCTCTGCTTGCAATTGAGTGCTCAGTCCCGTCGATGGGTCGGTGTGTGCATACTCGCAGGTGACACGCGTGGTGGCAGTCGTCATATTTTGCCCAATGGTCAGCGCGTAGGGCGCAGTCGTAGCGATAGTCATGCCGTTTTGTCCACTTGTCACGCGTGAGCCATTGACATACCACGTGCAAGCTCCCTTGACTTGATTGCCCGATAGTCCAGGGATGCCAATATGGGGAGTAATCACCTGTGCAGTCTTAGTGTAGTCAGGTAGGAAGGACACGGGGTCTTTGCTTTTGACTTGGGTGCTGCCTTGGGAGGTGGATAGGGTAAATGATACGGTTGTGCCATCGACGAGCTGATGAAACGTGAGGCGCGATTTTGCTTGTACTGCCATAGTGATAGGGATTATAGGGATTGTTTGTGAGTTGATTCGGTTTCTCCGTTGGGGGTATATAGGGTGCAAATGAGCGTCGTTTGTCCTGCAAGATCATTGGTGGTGATTTCTATCTCTCGCGCGAGGTGAGCGTGCTGGAGAGCCCAGTAGTTATCGTCTCCCTCACTCTCGCGTGTCCACTTGATGCGTGAGGGATGGACAGTGTCGGTAATGTCTACATTGTCCTCCTCGAGGACAGCGCGAAATGTCCCAACATAGCCTTGCCCAGCGCGATAAAATTGGCTACCACGCACGCAGTCAATGAAGAAACGTTGTACGGGCTTACCTGCAAATCGTACGGCATCGCTCCACGCTCCATGCTCGCCCTTGCGTTGTCGGAGGTATTGGTCACCATCTTGAGCAGGCGCGTGCCAATCGGTCTTGCCGTCCTTGCTGTACTCTAGGTAGAGCCTACTGTCAGCAATCTTGCCATCTAGGTCATGTACCACATCGCTAAAGTCGCGCAGCTTGCCGTCTATCACCACCTTGCCCGTGAGGTAGACATTATCGGCAAATAGTCCGACCCCTGATATCTCACTGGGGTAGCCCAGCTCATGGAGGTTGTCTAGTTCTCCCTGCTGCATCGCCACGTGGCTCGCAAGGATGTCCCACTGATTGACCCCACGCAAGTAGCGTGTGTAGGTGCGCGTGTGGATGGCAAAGTGCTGACGCTCGGGGCGAGACACAGACCCACGGCTGGCGAAGGTCATGTGAGGTTGAGGGTGGAAGGTGGTGTTGGGGCGCAGCGAGTAGGTAAACCACTTGCGCTCGCTGTCCACTGTCTCCACCTTGAAATACGTGGTGGCGAAGCCTGCAAAGGTGAGGTTGAGCCGTCCATCGTCTGAGTCCTTGGTTGCGCCCCCTTGGGCTGTGGTGGCGTGATAAATCCCCGTGAGCAGGTCGCCCACCTCCACTGTGGCGAGTTCGCCCTCTTGGAGCTTGAGATAGACCTTGCCCACCTCATCGGTGAGTCGCTCCACACGCTCAATGATGCCAGCAGCTGGCGACTGCAGCTCGTAGCCTATGTGGACGTTGGTGCGATTGTAGCGCAGCTCGGGGACGTCTAGATGCTCATCGATGGCGAGGTCACGCAAGTGAGCGCGTCCCTCAGCATCGACGTAGTAGGTAGGCAAAGCTCCAAACACTGCCCCCTCTTGCAGGTGGGCTTTGCCTTTTGCGGTCAATCCCTTATCATAGGTGATATGACCTTTTGCGGTGTCGTCTTGAATCTTGGAGAGGTAGTTGTCAAACTTGCTCCATATCGGGGAGGATTTGTCTACATTTCCTGCCACATCTGCCCATCCTGCTCTAATCTTATGGGGCTGGCTGGATGAGTTAGACCCTTGCCCCTCTGCCCCCTCGTTGGGCTTGTCGCTGGTCGGGGCAGCAGCTAAGTAGAGGTAACCATCGTTGTCGGTCGTAAAGCGTTGTAATAGCGATAGATTGTTGTGCTTATGCCACTCTAATGGTGTGCCACTGCCGTCTGTCTGACCTGCGGAGTTGCCCATCGAGGTGGCATGCCCTCCTCGCGCGCCTTGAGTGGCACGTGGAGTGAGGTGCTGGGTGAGGGTATAGGAGTTAGACATTAGACGTTAGAGATTAGACGTTAGAGATTAGACGTTAGAGGGTCGGAAGCTCTCGGGGCTAAGCTCCACAAAGGTAGCTTCTTGTGTGTCTTCTATGAGATTGGCTGTAAGCCCAGTGGCGATGAACACACGGTCGCCTTGGCAGGCTTCGGTGAAGAGAGAAAGTGGATGTTGAGCGAGGGCACACACTCCAGAGAGTTTCGTGTGTCGCGTGGAGAATTGTGAGAAGATGGTGTTGAGCAATAGTCGCTCGGGCGAGCCTTTGTCGCCTGCGCGCATGAGAGTGTGGAGTGCGCCAAACTGCGAGCGACGTCCTTCGGGACGACTATAATAATAGAGCAATCCACGTGCGGAGGGTGCAGTCTCAGGATGCGTGCCACAAGCCAAATCTAGGCTCATGTGCTCACGCGCATCGGGATTGACCACTGCACGGTGCTGCACATCATCTAGCTCTGCAGCTGCAAAGTTGCCATAGCAGCGCGCAATCTCGAGCTTGGGGGCTTTGTAGAGCATCCAGCGGACTTTATCTCGCAAGCTAGAATGATCATAAGCATACCTAGTTCCCAATGCGCCATAGTCGTAAAAAGCGATGCCCTCGTAGACCACCACCTCTATATAGCCTCCAATGGGGGGATAGGGGATGGGCTGCCCCACGCCAAAGCTCTCGAGGATGTCGTAGGCATGGTTATTGTTGTTGTCGGCTAGGGGCAAGAAGGTGCGCTCTGGTCTGTCGGGACGCCCGATGCAGGGGCGATTGCTAGCCCAGCCCGAGAGTGCGGTGTTCTCCACGGGGTCTTTCGGGTCGTAGTAGGCAAGCCATGCATCGTCCAGGTCTCCTTTTCCCTCTTCCCACGTCCCTCCTAAGCCTAGGGAGGAGATAATGCCTGCCGAATTCGCTATACCGCGGTTGGTGTAGTGCATCAGCGCGTTGCCCTGCGCATCATAGAGATTGACAGCGATGGGCAAATACGTCCATCCTGCGCGCACCTTAAAGTATTGGTAGTCATTGCGCTCCGTTTCGTTGACGGGCGAGGCTTCGCGGAAGGGATTATAGCGCACATCGACCAAGATGGGCAGTGTGAGCCGAAGCATGTAGTCGGACGAGGAGCAGGGAGGCACATAGACGCGGTGGGAGCGCATCACCTCGGCAAAAGAGGGTGCTACCACACTGTTGAGCACTCGGAGTGGGCTGGTGTCTGCATTGGCTGCTGCCGTGGCGAAGACCGACCCTTCTGACCACGTGGTGTCTTTGAGTCTCGGATTGGCTATGCTCCATGCCACGCCCGTGTCTTTGCTGCCACCGCTCAAGGGCAGGAGCGAGAAGTATGTTGCGGAGTCCTTCACAAATGCCAAGCCCTTGCCTGCTCCGAGGAAGAGGGCAAAATCATGGATGGGAGGTGCATTGCGTGCATAGCGCAGGGGTTTGAAGTAGTTGCGAGCAGTGTCGATGTTGCCGATGCTTGCAGGGTCGGTGTAGGTGACTTCTCCAGTGAGCAGTGTGTTCTCCACGTTGGGGCTGAAGGTGAGGGTGCAGTCGTTGACCACCTTGTCCACGCTGAGCGTTTGGCTGCTGCCCATCCAGTGTATTTTTTCGCGCTGCGCGGTGGTGTAGAGTCCGTGCAGGTCGTAGAGATAGAGCCTTCCGCCACGGCTCACAAGGCGTAGGGCAAGAGGTTGGAGCATGTCGGTGAGCACTTGCTTGAGGGAGGCATAGGTGCCAGTGTCGTCGCGCCAGTTGTCGGCATTCACCGCAATGTTGCCAAAGGGATATAGCTGTCCATCCTCGTATTGGAGCGAGAGCATGGAGGTGTCGAGAGTGAGCCGTTCGAGTGCAGCGCATTGCTGTGCGGTGTCGAGCACTTGCTGGAGTGTGACGATGCCACGCAGAGGGAGTGGCACACGGTCGAGCATGCCAAAGTCGGAGAAGGTGAGTGAGACCACGTAGCTATCGCGCATCTCATAAGGCTCCTCGTAGAATTCGGCATCGAGCGTGCCTGCCCAATAGAGCTGTCCTTCTCTGTAGATGTGTGCTCCCACGCTGCCAGCCTTGATGGTGTAGAGGTTTTGGTAGGTGCCATCGGCAGGGGATATCACTTTGATAGTAGCCGTGCTGGGACATAGAGGCTCCTCCTTAGACACCTCGCCCCACTCTATCAGCACACTCTCGTTGGCATCGAAGCTCAACTCACCCAATGCGCTAGAAGATTCATTGCTATCGCGCCATATCTCTACACGCCACACCACGTTGGCTTGCGACACAAATTCTCCTTGGTAAATTATAGGCTTGGACATAGGAAGGGGGTAATGACTGATGTTATTATAGATTTCTCTTGCTGCGGTGTTGCTCGTTTCTCAGGACACCCACGAGATTGCGTCCTTTGATTTCAAACTCCACGCGTCCGCCCACGCCTCCTCCTCGGCTGTCGATGTCGAGCAGGTTTCTGAGCTTGTCGAGGGGAGCTACGACCTCGGGGTTGGTACTCGCGCCTGCATACTCACCAAAGAGACCGAGGGTCGGTCCGTAGGCGATACCACCATTGGCAAACTTAGGGACTGAGTTTTTGGCACTCACCACTGAAGCGAGTAAGGCACCTACCATCGCAGCACCGATGGCTACACCCACAAAAGGCATCCATGCATGCGCTTTAAGTGTTTTCGCTGCTGCTGCGGTGGTATCTGCTGCTGCTTCTGTTCCTGCTGCGGTGGCTGCGGTGAGCGATGCGGTCGCTCCTGCTGTAGATGCAGCTGAAGCAGTGGTGGTAGCCACAGCATGTCCTTCCTTGGCAATCGTTCCAGCCGTGGTAGCTGCAGTCTGAGCTGTAGTAAGCGTAGTAATGAGTTGCGTGATAGTGGCTACATTTTGGAAGATACTTATTACGCCATCGACAACAGCAGTGAGCTTTTTCCAAGCATTATCATTGCCTTCGAGAGCCGTTGTAATGTTGTCTATACCACTAGCCACGCTCTTGACACTTCCCCAGCCCGAAAGGAGTTGTTTACCTACACTCTCACCAGCTTTCCCCATATCCTTGATGACTTTTGCCTTCTTCTCCCACAATTGTATCTCGCGGTTGATTCGTGCAGCTTCTTCAAGAGAGGCGGTTTGGAGTTTTGATGAGAGGATATCAATATTGCTATTAATATCTTTGAGCGTGGCAGCAGCCCCATTAAAGACGGCTTCTTGACCAGCATTGCGGATAGCTCTGCCTAGCTCATCCCACTTTTTGATTTGGCGGTTGATATCAGCAGCTTGTTCTAAGGTCGCTGTTTTGAGCTGTTCGGTAAGGATATCAATATTCGCATTAATCTGTTCGAGTGTCTTAGCCTCTTCGTTGATTGTAGACTTCGTAACGAGACCTGCATTCTTGATAGCATCCTCTTTATCACGCCAAAGTTTAATCTGCTTATTGATGACAGCAGCTTCTTCTAAGTTGGCTGTTTGAAGTTGCTCAGTAAGGATATCTATATTTGTAGAAATGTCTTTGAGCGTAGATGCATCTGACTTTATACCCTTTTGCTGAGCACCTGCACCAATTTTATTAAGTCTATCTAATTCTTTCTCGTACTGAGTTATTTCTTCGCGTAAAGCTTTGATGGATTCCTCGCTGGTGGCTTCACGCAAAGCATTACGAGCTTTTTCAAGTTTATCCTCTGTCTTAGCAATAAGACCTACAGATGGTTTATTGATGGCATTAGTATTAGCATGACCACCACCCCCACTATGTCCCCCTATTGCATTTCTAGGAGGATTTGTCTTTGGAGGTTGAAATTTATCTGTATTGGCATTCTTGCCACCTCCCCTATCTTTTGTCTTGGTCTCGACTGTTATGGTCTTTGTATCGTCTAGTCCCAAGAATTTCTTGAGCCATTCCCAAGCTATCTTGATTTTCTCAATTACCCAGTTGAAGGCTTTGACAAGGGCATCCTTAATGATACCAGCCAATTTCTTTACCACACCCCAAACCTTGTCACAAATAGCACGGAAGGTATCGCTCTTTTTATAAGCCAACACAACAATAGCAACGAGAGCAGCAATAGCCATAATAACAATCCCGATCGGGTTTGCAGATAGGGCTACGTTGAGAGCCCATTGAGCAACTGTCCATGTTTTACTTGCAAGTGCTACTGCCTTTTGTGCCACAGCACTTGCTATAATTGCAGCCGTGAGTTGTATACTAACGGCACGAGACGCTAAGGAAGCTACGGTAGAGCGTATCGTAGCTGCAGTAGATGCTACCCATGCTTTAACGTCTGCCCATTTGGCTGCGGTGAATGCCCACACAGCCTTTGAAGCCATGTATGCACCTTTGGCGAAAAGTATCAAGCCAGAGGTTGCTTGACCTGCCAACGCAGTATAGGTGACGTAGGGCTGAATGGCAGATGCTACAGACCCTACCCATGAGAACATAGTGGAGAGTTGGTTGTGAAGCATCTGAGTGACCGCTTCTCCAGAGCCTGACATACTCTCAAAAGCGGCATCTATTGTCCCACCTGAGTCCGCCATCGCAGCCACGTTATTGCGGTACGTATCTGCTAGCTCGCCATTAAGGGGGATGAGTGCGCGGAGAGCTTCTGCTGAGCCAAAGAGTTTGCCGTAGATTTCTTCCGCTATCATGCCGTTGGCAGCGGCATAAGCCTTGACCGTGCCATCGAGGTTGGTCAAAAAGCTCTGAAAGCCCCCTGCTGCCTTGATGGCTGCTGCGTCAAACTGAATGCCCATGGCTTGTGCCATCTCGGCAGCCTCGGAGCTAGGCTTGACGAGAGCCGTGAAGATGGCAGCCATCTGCGTGCTCACCTCGTTGGTGTTGCCCGACACGCCAGTAAGGGTGGCAAAGCTCGCCATGAGCTCATCGACAGTGACCCCCAGCGTGGCAGCATTACCCGTGACGCGTGGCAGAGCTTGGGCAAGCTGCTCAAAGGAGGTGACACCATTTTTGGCGGTGGTCTGTATCTTGTCTTGCAGGGCTGCAGCTTCGCTCCACTCCAAGCCGTAGTTTTTGATGAGGGTGGAGGTGACGGTGACCGTCTGCCCGAGGTCGGCAATACCCCCGACGGCAGACTTCGACGACTGCTCGAGGAAGGCAATCCAGTTGTCTTTGGGCACACCATTGGAGATGACCTGATAGAGCCCCGATGCCAGCTCCTCCTTGGCAAGGGGGATGGTGTTGGCGAGCTCTTCCACTTGCCCCGTGAGCAGTGAAAGCCCCTCTTTGCTCTCTCCAGCCATGGTGTTGACAGCTCTCATCCCCTTGTCGAAGGCGTTGAAGTCTTGGGCAATGCCCGAGATGACATCTTGCAGACGCCCCACCACCTCTATGGAGGAGTTGAGGGCGAGGGCAAAGCTGCCCATGTTGGAGAGAGAGGAGGTGGCTCTTTGCGCCACATCGGGTATGTCCCCGATGGCTTTGCGCAGCTCCTCGGTGCTAGCCGTGACAGAGTGCAGGACCTTTTGCCCATTGCTCTCTATCTCGACGCGAAATTTCACGGTTTTGTCCATGGGGATGGTAGAGGTTAGACGTTAGAGATTAGACGTTAGACATTAGACATTAGACGTTAGACATTGTCGGACATTCCATATCGCTCAAGGGCAGCTTCGTAGCGTGCTTTGCGCTCTTGTGGCGAGAGTTGGGGCTCGCTGGGGAGCTGCTCCTTGTCCCAAGGCAGGGGGAGGACCTCTGTAGGGGTGAGCGATTGGGTGGAGTGTGGCTGGAGCGTGCAGAGTGCGAGGATGCGTGTTTGTTCCCACGAGGTGCGCTGCTGCTGTTGTTGGTGTTGCGTCCATGCGGTGTGTGCAGCGTGAAACTCCGTGGGTGTGCATCCCTCAAAATCGGAGCGCGCCATGCCCATGGCTCCAAGTGCAATGCCTAGCAGTTGGTCTATGTCTAGGTTTCGGGTGTCTCGGTTTGAGGTGTCTCGGTTTGAGGTGTCTCGGTTTGAGGTGTCTCGGTTTCGGGTGTCTCGGTTTTGGGTGTCTCTTTTTTTTCGCTGTCGGTTGCCGTGCTAGCCATGTCGGCATAGAAGTTTTGCATGTCGCTGGGAGCGAGGAGGTCGGCAAATGTGAGGAAGTCGATGTTGCACTCCACTTTGTCGGCATTGCAGGCAGAGAGTAGGCAGCAGTGGAGGAAGAGGAGGTTGTCGGCAGTGTCTGTGGCATCGAGCTGTGAGGCGTCGCGCCCTGTTTCGCGTTTGAATCGGACAAATGCGCCCATGGTGACACGGCAAGGATAGGTCTTGCCATCAAGAATGAGAGTATTCATATAGCTTTTAGAGATTAGATGTTAGACGTTATGCTGAATGGGTGTCAGAGGATTCAGGTGTGGATGCAAGTGTGGATGCAGCACTGGCTACTGTTGCTGTGCGCTCTTGTTTGGCAGCGAGGGTCTCAGGTACTACGGCTCCAGAGTTTTCGAACGTGAGGGAGTATTTGGCGTCATCTCCAGCAGGTGCATCGAGGTCGAGAGAGGTGATGATGTAAGTGCCAGAGTAGGCAGCGGTTTCTCCCATGAAGCAGTAGGTGAGCTTGACGGGCGTGCCTTCCAGCATGAGTTTCTTGAGGTCGGCATAGGGCGTGCGAGAGCCTGTCACTTCAAATCCCTCAGTGGTGATTTGCTCGGAGACAGATTTGACGTATTTTTCTTTGAATCGTCCCTCGCCACGCTCCTTGGTGACGCGCTCGCCCGTCTCGGTCGAGTTGGAGATTTTGCACGTGGCGGAGTAGCCCATGGGCTTGCCATTGAGCGAGAGGATGAGGTCAGTGCCTAGTTTGTAGTCAGACATGGTTGTAGGGTTTAGACGTTAGAGATTAGACGTTAGAGCCAGCTAAACAGATGGCTGCGGATGGCGATGTAGTAGAGCAGCACTGCCACAAGTGCGATGCCAAGCACGAGGGCTACCCACCACGAGGCTGATGTGCGTTTGACCTCTTGGTGATAGCTCTGCAGGGTCTGCTCTGCCAGCAGGGCATTACGCGCTGCGGTGCGCTGATAGGAGTTGCTGCGCTGCTGATAGTAGGTGACGAGCTGTTGCAGGCTGTCGCACGATGCATCGAGATAGAGCGTGTCGTGCAGGGTGCGGATGGTGACTTGGGCGCGCCCCTTGCGCTGTGTGTAGCTTGCCCCTTGGGGGAGGTCACGGAGGTTGGTCAGCGGAATCGTCATCGAGAGACTGTCCGCTCTCACAGCCTCTCGCCTCACTATGGTCGTCTGTAGGACAGAGTTTGCGGTGCGCAGGCTGTCCGCGTGCTGTGCCACCACTCGGGTGGACGAGCTGGAAGTCGCTGTCACGCGCCTTGAGCTGCTGCAACTCGCTGCGCAGAGGACAAGTGCCGTAATAGCGACACTCCGTAGCGCGACGAATGGTAGCTTCAAGGCGGAGGATGGCGTCGTGGAGTTGGGAGTTATCATGCTGTAGGTTGATGAGTGTGCCTTGCACGTCCTCATACATAGCCTTGTAGGTGTCGTGCACCTCTTTGGCAGTTCGTGCTTGGCGCAGAGTTTTGCTGGTGAGCCACACAATGACCGCTCCCACACTGCCAGTGGGCAAGAGCCATTGTAGAAGCGTGATGAGGGAGTCGATCATTGGTTGCTATACATTAGAGATTAGACGTCTAGAGTATTACCTTGAGCCACGCGCTCACATCGAAGCTGGGGCAAGCCTTTGCTCGATTGAGGTCGCGATGTCCCACGATGCGCACCTTGGGGTGTCGCTTGTGGAACTCGCGGATGTAGCGTGCCATCTCGGAGCGTTGCAGGGCAGTGCGTGTGTCTTTGGGAGTCTTGCCGTCTTTGGCAAGTCCACCCACGTAGACAATGTGGCGCGACACGGAGTTGAAGCCTGCTGCACCATTGGTCAGCTCCCAAGGGTCGACGTTGGCATCCTCATTGTTGTTAACGAGTCGCTCTACGCTGCCATCGAGATGAAACATGTCGGTGTAGCCCACTTGTTTCCAGCCACGCCCACCCTTACTCACGGGGTCGGTGTGCCAATGGCGCAGCTCGGCAGCACTCACCTCCCTCCCCTCGGGAGTGGCGGTGCAGTGGATAACGAGATATTTGAGTTCAGCCATAGCGCATTAGGGTTTGTGTGCACTCATGATCACTGCTCCAGCGTCTTGCTTCTTGGGCATGGCGAGGAAGTAGTGGCGGAAGTTGATGAGATTGCGTTGATGTTGTGGGTCTGTCCCAGCCTCGGAGTAATACATCTTGGTAGAGCCCGTGCATTTGAACACGCGCTGCTCAAAGAAGGCAAAAGAGCATTGGTACTCTCCCGTTTCAGCCTTCGCACCAACAGACTTCTTCTCACCAGCCGTGGTGTAGATGGGCGTGAAATCAAACTCGTAGATGTCAAAACCATATAGACGTCCAACCCTGCCATCAGTGCGGTCTAGATTGTATTGCTTATCGAAGTTCTGGTCTGTTTCAAGCAAATCATTGACGTGGTCGGAGCAAAGCACTAGGCGACGACCTACTGCTGGTACTTCCAACTTGTCAAGTGCGCGCTTAAGATTGGTAATGTCTGCCATGACCATCTTGACACGACCCGTCACAGGGTCTTTTTCGCCAGTGGTCTTAAGCACTGGGGTTTGTGGTGTATGCTTTTGGGCGCAGAAGGCGTGGGCAGCCTTGACGAACTTGGCATTGCTGATAGCAATAGCGTGAGACTCTTTGACACGCGCCATCTTATCATACGAGCTTGCGTACAGCTCATCGTCGGTGACGGGAGTAGGCTTGGTTTGGAACTTGTCGAGCTTAAGCGCGATATCTCCGTCTTTAAGCTCTTGC